CAACGATCTTAGCGATCGCTGCAACGCTTGTCACTGGCGGCTCGATCTCTGTTGTCTCATCGGATGCAAATCCGATCAGCAACGGTCATTGAGACCGGTAGGGCACAACCCCAAGAGGTAAGACCTAGTCTACCTCGGTTATGATTGGACTACCACATGACACAACGGGACCACGTAAAACGCGTACGTTTACATGATCTTCCGAACGATCTCACCTCCCAGTTAGTAAATAGATTGAACGCTCTCAGGCCTTCCGTTAAATCGGATTACCTAAAGGCTGAAGTTCTTTCTAAATACGTATCGGACCAAACTGATTCTCCGTTGGTACGGAGGACGCGAGCCATTAACAAATGGCTAGCAACAGAGGCCGAGAATGAGGCTACCAATGATAGGCTTTTAATAACCCCCGTGGATTTTCAAATTCTTCCGCGGGTTGCCTATGGTGACTTCATTGACTGGTGTCGCAACCTCATATGCGATATCATTGGGGAAACACCTCCGGTAGACGCCCTTATCGGGTCGTTTTCAGGGGGTGCATCAACGAGTCGTCAACGTGCTTGTAGCCAGCCTGGCTTCAAGTACGTCGGAAAAGCACACGCTACAGCTCGCTGTCTTGATATCTTTTCGACTCTTGTCGAAGAGATGCCTGGTTGGCTTGCTGATGGTGATGTTCTCAATTACGAGATCGTCGCCGGCAACGTGATGTTTACCGTTCCCAAGAAAACCGATATAGATCGGGTTGCTTGTAAAGAGCCTGATCTGAACATGTTCATTCAGAAGGGAATAGGCACTTATTTCCGTAAGTGCTTACGCCGAATCGGAATAAACCTCAATGACCAGTCAATAAACCGGTCGTTGGCTCTTGAGGGATCTGTTACAAATCGTCTAGCGACTCTTGACTTGTCAAGTGCTAGCGACTCTGTGTCAGAGGGACTTGTTTCCTTACTCCTTCCAGAGATCTGGTTCACCCACCTTGACGCTGTGAGGTGTCATGTCACTGTCATCGACGGTGAAGAACATCGGAACCACATGTTCTCTTCTATGGGAAATGGCTTTACGTTTGAACTAGAGAGTCTTCTCTTCTACGTTCTTGCGCGGGCCACTGCCTGGTTCACAGGCACACGTGGAATCGTCTCCATATATGGTGATGACATTATCTGCCCTGCAGATATGTCGTATAAACTCACATACGTTCTGTCGTACTTCGGGTTTTCGGTTAACACCGATAAATCCTTTTACGATGGTCCGTTCCGTGAGTCATGCGGCGGTCATTATTGGAATGGTCTCGATATAACTCCTTTCTACATCAGGCGGCCCATATCTTCGATGGATGAGCTTATTGACATAGCTAACAAGCTGCGTCAGTGGGCCCACATCGAAGGTGTAGGATGTCTCGACCCTGAGGTCGAAGACATCTGGCTGTGGCTGAAAAGCCATATACCTGATGTTCTTTGGGGTGGTGGTGATACATCGTTTAAGTACCAGCTTGTGTCTCACGACACATCCGCTTATCGCCTCTCGGAAAAGAGGAAATCTGCGGATGCTGGTCCTGGCGGATATTACCATTGGCTAAACGCCACATGGGATCGTACAATCTTAAGGGACGGCGTACAAACGTCGACCTTCTCGAAAGTTCCGACCACCAAGTTGGAGCTTAAGAAAGTGCGAACTTCCACGGTACCTCGTTTGCCTAGCTTATTTCGTCACGAAATAGGTTAGCGTCCGAGCGTGGAGATTCACAATCTCCATATCCACGATGTG